CACACTGCGAAGACAAGTGTAGTGTGGGTAGAGGGATGTTTTCCTCTTGTGGGTATGCTACTATGTTAGTAGCATTTCGGCAGCCGCCTTCCAGCGACTGCCTAGGGGATCTTTAGCCCCTACCGCGTCCAAGTCACTCCATGAAGAGGTGACCCGGCGACGGATTTTGAACCTAACACGATCAGATCTGATCGTGATACGTCCGTCCCTAATAAAACCTCCAACTACACTTGTCAACAATCCGTCAGGGTTAAAGAAGATTTTCCTCTTCTGACCCCTAGAAAGCGGATAGTTTCGAAGTTCATCAGCGTCGGTCGGGGGACGGAACGACATCGGACGGGCAGAGAGGTAGCGATAAATAACGCCACCTGTATGCTTATCCAATGGCATCCCTGGAGGCGCGATTGGGACCTTAATACCCTCAGCATCACCAGCATCCAGAGGAACTGGCAAAAAGTCTACCAGAGTCCTAAGATACCTGATGGTGCTATAGAGCATTATGCCCGATCTCGCACTCCACCTTACTAGACGGTTGATGATGGAGTAAACATCAGCGCTTGTAGAGAGGTTTTTCATATACACTCCCCGGATATCTCTACCCCGGAAGTAATCCCCTCCACAAGACTCACGGAAGTGTCCAGTATTAAATGACTTGTCATCATTTACCTCGAAACCAAAAAGCTGCAGAGCACGTACGATGAAATCGTAGCTCTTACGAACCACAATAATATCATCGCCGAATACTCCGAAGTTCATGGTCTTTGAGGAACGGTCCACGAGCGGAATGCTCAGAATACCGTAGCTGGCCACAACTATGCTCGCGAATAGTATCGTCTGCAAAGGGAAAGTAAAACCATTCCCCATGCTCGATACCATGTGTAACTCAACCCTCGTGCCATCTGGAAGAATGACACTCGGACTCCTTGTTCGTTCGAGCCATCTATACACATATGACGGCAGGATATCACGAAGGAGATTGAGAGACACACTGTCTGACGCGCATGACAGATCGATGGTCCCAAAAGAACCATCGATACTACCAAGTTGCGCCATCCTTCTATTGATAAACTGCTGCGTCGCCATTGAATGTTTCCAACGGTGTAGCAGCTGTCCCTCAATAAAGGAACCGATTCCTTTCTGGAAAAGCATATTCAGATTGGGCTCGGTGCAGATTGTACGCGAGATTGCTGACGTTTT